TATCGAGGCCAGCGAGAACCGGTACCGCCTTGTCCTTGGCCCGCACGGCGTCGTGCCACTCCAGGAAGTGGTCGACCGCCTCCTCGAGCGTGCCGGGGCGGTCGACCATGAGGAGGTCCATCGGGAGTCCGATCGCCTGCCCGAAGTGGGGGTCGCGCGTCCCCTCGGCCTCGCTGCAGTACCCGAGGCCCCCAAGATCCACGATCACGCTCTTGAACATCTCGTCGAGCAGAAGAGTTTTCCCGGTGCTCCACTCCCCCGGGATGTGGACGACCCGCCCGCTCCGGGGCCCGATCGGAACGCCACCCGGCAGACGTCCAGCGCAGATCCGGTCCAGCGCGAGCGACCCCGTCGAGCAGAAGACCGACGGGGTCTCGAGCTCCTTGGCTGCGCGCCCGATGAGCGCCTCCTTGTACCGCTTCCGGACGCTCGCCTCGGCGGCATCGAGGAGCCGCTGCCTGTCGTCTCGCGGCTTCGCCACCTATGGCCTCCCGGACGGCCGGCGGGGCCGCGCTGCGGGGCCCGGAGCCGGAGCGGGCGGGGCCACAGATGGAGAACCCGCGAAGGCCGACGCCCACGGGTCGGACCCCGACGGCGGGGCCGGTGCCGGGCCGCCGGTCGGCGGCTGCTGCTGGGCCTCCCCCCACCCCGCGGCCGGGGTCGGGCTGGCTGAGGGCGCCTCGGCGGCAGCGGGCGGCGCCTCACCGAAGTACTGCTGGTAGAGCACCTCGTACGTCTTGGTCTCCCGCCGCACCATCTCGGGCAGGTCGACGAGCCGCGTCATCCAGTCGCCCCACGCCGGGTCGTTCGGCGCGCAGAGGGGCGAGGACTGGGGCGCGCAATCCGCCTTCCAGCGGTCGTTCTGCTTCGCCGGGCGGGTGATCATGAGGTCGTAGCCGTCCCGCGGGTCGCTGATATCGCCCCGCGCAAACGCGGCCGCGTCCTCGTCGTCGGAGTCCCCCGTCATGAACGAACAGATCGAGGCGAAGAGCGTGTTCCCGACCGGCAGCACCCGGATGTCGGGGTGGCCCTCCGGCGTCATCTGGCGCTTGCCGGTCCGCCCCACCACGGCGTTGAACAGGAACGAGCGCCGGGCCCCGATCCGCTTCCCCTGCTGGCGGTCGTCCTGATCCGCGCTCCCGAGCAGCTCCTCGGCGGCCTCGCAGAGCGGGCAGGGCGCCGCCTCGTCGTGGGAGCGCGGGCACCAGACGCGGTTCGGCTTCCCGGAGGCGTCGTCCCACCAGTGCTCGAGCGCCACGAAGAAGATGAAGTCGTCCTCGTACTGCGGGTTCTGCTCCCACTTCCCGTCCTTCAGAACGAACTTCTGCGCGATGTCCCACCGCGGCAGGAGCCTGGCGAAAAACGATCCGCCCGCCTGGACGAGCGCGTTCTTGCCCGTCAGGTCGAACATCGGGGCCGTCCTGCCGCCCGACCCCTGCAGGCCCTCCCGCACGGCCGCGGCCTGCTGGCGCATACGCTCCCGTACTTTATCACTCAGAGTCCCCACCGCTAGCCTCCCTTTCGTTCGCGCTGACGCCGCAGGGCGTCGGCCACGACCGGGTTCGCCCGCACGCCGCCGCGCTCCAGACCCGTCGCCATCTCGCCCAGCAGGAGCTTCGCCAGCTCCTTCAGGCAATCCTTGCGCTCCTCGCACACCTTGCGCCCGACCCGCACCATCGCGGCCTGCCGCTGGGCGGCGCGCCACTCCCCGTGGAGCCGCCGCCAGTCGTCCTGGCGCCGAATCCGCGCCTTCATCTCGGTGACCGTGGCCTTCAGGTCCCGGTCCGGCCCCAGTTCCATCAGGTCTGCCTCAAGCGCGTCGAGCGCGTCCTTGGCGTCCTGCTCCTGGTCGGCGGCCAGCGCCTCGAGCGTCGACCACCACGCAAAACGGTCCACCTGCTGGGCGAGCGCCGCCTCGACGGCCGGGAGGTCGCCCGACAGCGCCGAGAGGGCGGAGAGGTCCTCCACCACGTCGTGGCCCCCCACCTTCGCCCGCACCACCATCAGGTCCCTCGGGTTCGCCATCTCGCGCTACCTTATCGCGCCACGCGGGGATGATTCCGCAGCCGGCCCGAAGATATCCCCCTGCTCAAGAGCAACAGCCGACAGCGCCTCCGCGATGTTCTGGACGGCCTGCCGGTAGTAGGTATCCTTCAGCTCCATCCCCACCCCCCTCCGCCCGAGGGCAACCGCCTGATAGACCTCCGACCCCACCCCCATGAATGGAGTCAGGACCACCTCACCCACGTTGCTCCACAGCGTGACGCACCGTTCAATCACGTCGAGCTGGAGAGGATGGATGTGACGCTCGTCCGCCTCATCCTTCGCTTCCTTGTACGGGAGCACACGGTCGATCCTCACGTCGTCCCAGAACGCCGAGGCGTACTGGCGCCAGATCCAGTGCGAATAGCGGTTCTCCGTCTGTTTGCCGGTCCAGCCGCGGTAGCGCAGAAGATCGGCCGGGATCTGGCGAGCGCCGGCATAGTGGGTCAGACCACGTGGGTGGGCGATCGGGATCTTGTTAGTCCCGTGACGCCGAAACACGAGCAGGTAATCGGCCGATGCCACACTACAAAATGAGGAGTCCTCCACAATCATCTTGTGGGCCAGGTTCTTGGCCATCGTCCGATTCCGGACCCCGAGCGGTTCCTTCCAGACGCAGTATCGGGCCACATAGTGGAACCCCAGGCGCTCGTGGAGCCGGATGATATCGCCCGGGAAATCCACAAGCGTCTCACGCCCCGAGTTCCCGCTCGGGACATCCATGCAGTGAACGCACGTCGCACGGCCCGGCAGCGTGAGACGCGCCAACTCCCGGACCACGAACTCGTAGTGCGAGAAGAACTCACCATAATCCCGAGAGTTCGACAGGTCCCGCTCCGATGACGAGTAGTGGTAGAGACCGGCGAAGGGCGGGCTATAGACCGAAAGGTGAACACTCCGGTCCGGTAGCGTCGGCATTACCTCCACGCAGTCCCCATGATAGAGCGCATATTGGTCAGTAATCTCCTGGGCTACGACAGCCACGTCGGCCTCCTCGGCTCTTCGCCTGCCGCTGTCGTACGGAACAACAGCGGGTCGTTCATGTGGGCCACAAGTTCGGAGAACATCGCGTCGGCCGCCGCGGCCTTGCGTCGGAGATTCTGCAGGACGCCGCGCTCCCCCTCGGTCGTCACGACGTCCACCACGACGGGACGGGTCTGACCGAACCTCCAGCACCGGCGCACCGCCTGGTAGTACTGCTCGTAGCTGTGGGTCGGGAACCACGTGACGTGGGCGCAATGCTGCCAGTTCAGACCGAAGCCCCCAATCTTCGGCTTCGTGACCAGAACCCGCACCGAGCCATCCTCAAACGCCCGGAAGATCTCCTCCTTGCGATCGTCCTCGTCGTGCCCACTCACCTGGACGGCCCCCGGTATCAGGCGCTCGAGCAAATCCCCCTCGTCGTTCAGGTGGCACCACGTGACGACGGGATGCGGTTCTCCGACAACGCGAGAGGCCGCGGCCTCGCACCGTCGCGCCAGCGTCATCCGGCGCTCCTGGCGCTGCTCCTGTAGCCCAATCGCCGCCCGGACAAATAACTCCCCGTCGAACGGGCGCTCGACTCCGACCGGGATCTCGCGCTCGACGAGCGGCGGCAGGACAAAGCCATCATCTTCGTATCCAAGGTCTGACGGCCTCCGGAGAGCGCGGGACCACGACGCGACCCACCGCCAGAACGGGCGCTGGGCGTGGCGCTTGAAGCGCCATTTCGGCGAACCGCCCCCAGTCGTTATCCAGCGTCGTCGAGTATCGGTTGTGTTTTGATCATTCCGGAAGAAGCGCGAGAGCATGTCCATGAATCCCATCGCGCCCAACGCCTCGGCCGTCGTCCCGAGTTCGACGTAGTCGTTCGGAGCCGGAGTCGCGGTGCAGCACAGACGGTAGGGGCGCGTCCTCATGAACTCCGTGATCTGGGCGCGCCGCACGCCGTCAAAGTGCTTCAAGATCCCGGACTCGTCGCACACTACCCCCGCATAATCGCCAGCCGTAAATAGGTGCAGGCGCTCGTAGTTCGTGACAGTGATGTCTCCCGCCGGGCGCCCGTCCTGGGACCGGCGGCACTCGATACCGAATTTCTCCCCCTCCCGAACCGTCTGGTGCCCGACCGCAAGGGGTGTCACGATAAGAACACGCCCGCCGGTCTTCAGGCATACGTTACGGGCCCACGTCAACTGCATCGGGGTCTTCCCGAGCCCGCAATCCGCAAAGATTGCGGCCCTCCCCTTCCGGAGCGCCCACGCCACGATATCACGCTGGAACGGGAACAGGGCCTCCAGCATCCAGACAGGCTCGAAACCGTGATCCCCCCCGAGTTGAGTCTTCGCGTCGAGAAACTCCTCATACCTCATTCCAGCACCCCCAACCCAAACTCCTTCGCGGCAGCCGCATACGACCGGAGATGCCCAAAGTCGGGCCCAACGCTGATATCGACCCGGTACGGGACGTCAGCCTCGAGCCGCCAGTCAAACGGCAACGCCCGGCACCGGCGGTACGCGAGCTTCGCGAACGGCTCCAGGTACCCGGGCCCGCAGTCGCCCCACGCACTATCGTGCACGGTGTTGCTGTACCAGGCTTGGAACGGCCGCCCGCCGGGCCCGGGTCCGCCGTGGAGCCGCCAGCCCGCGGCCTCGGGATGCTGGACACCCTGCCGCTCCCACATCGGGGGGACCCGCAACTCCACGTACTCGCCGTGGTACGAAAGGGCAATCATCCAGATACAGTCGGTTGCGTTCATGGATTGCGTTGGCGTATTCGCGGCCACGTGCCAGAGGTGAGCGACCGCCCCCCCGAGCCCACGCGGGATGCTCCAGCGGGTCCGGCCATCCGACCCGCGCCCCAGATACCGAACACCCTCCGGCAGCCCGACCCAGCGACGGCGCCCGTACCCGTCCTCGCAGTACCCGAGCGTGGCGGTCCGTTCCTTGTCGATCTCGTACAGCTCCACGAGCCCCGGGTGGCCGCGGTCGAATGCCTCGCTAATGCGCTGGGCCTCGGCGTCGTCGATCCAGAGCCGGGCGGTCTCCCGCACCTGCCGCTGGACGGCTTGCCAGCCGGCGCCGAATTGCTTAGCGAAGAACGTCTGTTTTCCCAGCACGTCGCGCTCGACCATCCCCTTACGGAATTCCTGTTCGGGGCGCCCGTAGATCAGGGACGCGGTGTTGGCATGGATATCGCGCCCGGATCGGATGAGCCCCCAGGCCGGGTCCGGGCGGGAACAGAAACGGTGCGTCAGCATAGCGGCCCGGTGCGCGGCCTCCGCCCCGCCGATGTCCCACCGCAGGACGCTGCCGTGCCGGCGCGGGTCCCAGTCCTCCGGGCTCGGGGCCGGCGCGAGACGCGGCACCATCCAAGACTTGATCGCGTCCGCGACCTCACGATCCGAGTGCTCGGGGATCTGGTGGACCGGCGGGTTCTCGGCCGAGAGCCGAGAGGTGCGGAGCGCCCAGTTATAGATCGGATGCACGCAGCCGTCCGCCCGCACGGCATCACGGAACCCCCGCGCGTAGGTCCCGAGGGCCTTCGAGAGGGATCGGATTTTCAGCACTTTCCAGACCAGCGGATGGTCGCCATCCTTCGGGACCGAGATCGAGGCATAGCGCGAGAGCGAGCTATCGTCCGTGGACTCGGCGCCTTTCGGCGTCCGGCGCCCGGGCTCAAGCCCGAGGCCCCGGTACAGGAACTCCGCCAGGCGCTCGGGCGCAACCGAGTGCTGCTGGCTGTACCGGAGGACGAGACCCCGCGCCGCCGCCTCCCCTTCAACCTCCCGTTCGAGGTCCCGGAGCCTCACCCCCCACTCCTCGGCCGTCCGGTCGAGGCGTCGGACGTCGATCGGAAGCCCAGCGCGCCGCAGGGCGCTCACCGCCGAGTTCGCGGGCATCAGGACTTTCTCATAGTAGTCGAGGAGCCTCATTCCCCCCTCCGGCCCACTACCCAGAACAGATCACCAGGCCGGAGGTAAGACACGCACTTCGCCTCGTAGTACGGGTCTAGAGCAAGGCCCCCAAGATTCGCCTCGACCGGATGGTGGTACCCCGCCGCGGGCTCAACCATCCTAACCCACGCCCGCCAAACGGGGGGCGCCCACCGGTCGAGTCGCCGCGAGGGATCGGCCCCAACCCGGATCCCCAGGACCGGGACATACATTTCACGATCGAGCAGGCCCCACAGAATGCCGGCGAGCGACATCCCGCTCCCAACCGGCACCACAACACGAGTGCAGGAAGGAAGATTCGCGGCCTGCCGCCGGGTCGCCGTCACGGCCTCGGCGCACTCCATCCCGAACGGGACTAGCACCCACCCCCGGGTCGCGGCATCCTGGCGGGCACGCGCAACGATTACGGAGTTGTGCCCGGCCCGCCACATCACGATCTCCGCCCCGGCAGCCACCGCGGCGGCCAGCTCCCGCGTCTCCAGTCCTTGCGGAACGTGGATCCTCGCCGGTATTCTTCGAAGCTCCGCCACACGCGCGACACACTCGGCCTGGGGCGAGACCCGGCTCGAGGCAGTCACGAGACCGATCGCCCCCTCCGAAAGCTGAAGGCACGTCCGAACCTTCCCGCCCCGCACGCCCCGGCCAAACGGCTCGAAGAGATCATCCCGCTTCACCCACACCCCCGCGCGCTCCTCCACCGGCGTCAGGTCACTCCCCATCCCAGTACTCCCCTCGCGTCATCAAATCCCGCGCGTGCGCGCAGAGCCAGAGCGCGCACCCGGCATCGAACACCGCGGCGCGCGCCACCAGGTCGAGCGGCGCCCGCCCGACCCCCGACTTGTCGAACCCTGCCCACCACGGGTCAAGTCCCAAGAGGTCAACCGCAAGACGCTCGAGCCGGAGCGACGTATGCCGTCCATCGCTGAGCGAGAGCCACGCCAGGAGGGCG